ATTGATACATCCGACAAACTTTCTCACATACCAAGTGAAATTCTTTTGAAAAACACTCTCTCCTGCGAGACAAAATTCATTACATAATGCGTTTAACCGTGATTTTGTGGTGTTTGATTGATAGCCACCATCATAAATCGTCATATCATTATCTGTCACAGTAGCGATCAGATTACCATGAAGATAAACAGAAGAGGTGGAAGTTTCCTCGTCAAATGTAACACAAGTGTTAGCTGATTGCCAGTTCTGACTTGACTGAACTGCCTGACACATTTGAGATTCGATCTTTCTCATGATGAAATTAGTGGGTCACGTAGTGTGCCACGTAGTGGTTACACTATAGGAGAACTTTAGAGGTAACTAACTTTAATAGTCAGGCTTCTTCCCGTACAGTGATAATGTGGAAGTGAGGATTGTTACGACGACAGTTGAGAATTGCCTCCTCTCTTGTTGAAGCGATGTAACCCAAGATGTCATAATTCTGATGACCATTCGGACGAATGAATTCACCGTAGATAAGAAACTTAGGTTCGATAGTGTTCTTCATGGTCGTTTGAGTGTTGTTCATACTATAAGGGAACTTTCGAGGTAACTAACTTTAATTCAGACCAACTCCTGCTGTTGTAACATTAGTTGCTCTTCAGTTACTTCATCAACGCACTCCTGAATCACCTGATAGATGTAATCAATGTTTCCAACATCATCGAAGATACGTTCAAGAACTTCAGGATCTTCTACAACATTATCATAATCAAACTCACCATTTTCATCCTTCAAATGACAATCTTGCTTGGTGTAAATCCATGCCGCACATTGTGCATTTTCTCCCTGAACTTCGATGAGTTTGTTGACTCGTTCTTGGAGTTGCTTGAGAGTGTAGTTCATGAATCAGTTGGTGGTTACTTGATCAAAAGTGCGATAGACTGAGTTAATGTAATCAACTCCCCATTCTTTTGCTGTTGCTGCTGTTTTACAAGTTTGTTTGATACTATAAAGATAATCCCCGTTTTTTGCAATCCTATTGAACACATTTACATTCCATTTTCCAGATTTGGATTGATCAATGAAAAAAGGTCGTTTTTCGGTGTTAGGAAGTCTTTTCATCAGTTTGAGAGATTTTGTTGACGTTGTGAATCAGAATCTTCCTTGAATGGTTTATACTCAGGATGAGTATTTTCCCACCGTTTCAGATCATCATTCCATTCTTCTTGCTTTAACACATTGTCCCAGAAATTGCTGTAGTTCATGATTCAGTTAGTGGGAAAGTTTTTGCAGACAGCATCACACAAAAGTCGGGTTAAATCTTCTTGGGTTTCGGGATACTTTCCCTCCCACATTTCCCAACAAAATGCTTCAACAATGGAATCAATGTCCTCCATCAATTGTTCACGGGCAGTCAGCATTTCGAGTTGGTCAGTCATGGTTGTTTGTGTGGTTATACTATAGGAGAACTTTGGAGGTAACTAACAATAATCAGTAGGAACTTACTTTGAGAGTTTCTAACAGAATAAATGCAAGGTCGAGTTGATCATCTTCGTTCACAACGGGAATATTTTCCTCTACAAATTGAGAAGCGAGTTCTTGAACAAGTTCGATAAATCTTTCGTCTGAAATTACTTTATCAGCGAACTCGTATTTGAAACCTTGAGCGAGAAGTTGGAGGGATTTGTTACGGAGTGCGTCAGTCATCGTTGTTTGTGTGGTTATACTACAGGAGAACTTTCGAGGTAACTAACAATAATTCCTAGACAACTTCATAAGATGCTTTCCATCCAGGAACACCATTGTTAGCTAATCCTTGATTGTTGTAATCAGCGTAATCTGATGCGTCCTCTTCAGAATAGAAAGGCCCAATGTATTCAGGAATTTCCAGTTCTTCAGATTGAAACATCACATAGTAGGTCATTTCAGTCATGAGAATCAGTGGTTACACTATAGGAGAACTTTCGAGGTTACTAACTTTAATTCTGTTAAGTTGCTGTTGTTGTTTTCATTGACCGTTGAGGAAATCGTACAGTGCTTCTTGATACTCTTCATAGGAAGAATAACGATCTTTCATGTTGTCAGGAACCTCCTTTTTAGCTGGACGGTAACACTCTCTTACAGTGTAACCTTTGGATTCGATGTAATCAGTGAGATAGTTGTTGTTCATACTATAGGGGAACTTTCGAGGTTACTAACTTTAATTACTCAACTTTTGTGAAATGAACTGAATTAAATTGACCTGATTTATTCAGTAATGTAATCTTAGTATACCATGGATAAATTTGAACAGATCGGACAACATAACGACGACCAATGATAAGATAAGATGGATTATCACTCGATGCCCATGTTACCTGTTCACGAGACATTCCCTTGTATTCTACAACATCACCCGATTGCATCATTTTTTGTTTCCTCTAATAAATGTGGGTAGTATTCTTCTACCTCTGAAATCAATTCATCAACTGAATACTTATCATATGATTCACTCATGTTATCATAAAGAATTGCCATCATAGTTTTGATGTCCATATCATCCAAGATCTGTTGAATCAAGTTGTATTGAAGTGCATCACGGTCGATGATGTTGTCAGTCATTTGTTTTCTCGGATTTGTTTTACAATGTCACTCAAATCATCCGCGACATCTGCCATCGCAGATCGTGAATATCCTGTAGCGTAAGGATAACCTTGATCCTTAGTTTCAGGTGCTGTGTGACAAACATTGATCGCCTTATTCAATCGGTCAATTAACATCACCAGTTGATCATCAATCGAAAAACTTTCCATCATTCAACCTCCGTAAATTTCTTCAGCCATGGGAGTGTCACTCATACGATCAAGATGATCCCACAGTGTGTTTTTCTCACCAAACATTTCTTGATAAATGTCACGACCTTGACGATCGTATTGATCACGAACAAGCCAAATCTCTTGCTCAATCCATGCAACTTCTGCACGAGCCTTGTTGAGTTTCTGACGGAGTTCGTAAAGCCTTTCGTTTCGTTCTGTGAGAGTCATTTGAGTGTTGTTCATACTATAGGGGAACTTTCGAGGTAACTAACTTTAATTCGAGAAAACTCGAATGATAATCACAAAGAATGTCCCCAGAAAAAAGTAATACAATGCTCGAAACATAAACATCAGAGGTATAAGAAGCTTCCATAAGGATCACAAATGTGAGGATTATCTGCCAGTTGAGTGATAAGATACCTCACACCTTTAGCTGGTGCTTTGTATGATGCTGGTTTGAACACTTCACCAGTGTTCTTATCAACGAACATGTAACAAGAACGACCACGAAGACGTTCACCATCAGAGATCAAATAAGACCAAACTTTGATATACTTTCGACCCACTTCATACTCAAAGTTAGTGTAAGTGGTTCGTGAAGATTCGATAGCGTTGACTTTCTGTTCATTATTCAGAACTTCAATCAGTGCTTCAGTCAGAAATTCGGGTTTGGTTTGAGTGATCATCATAGTTCAGTGGTTACACTATAGGAGAACTTTAGAGGTTACTAACTTTATCAACAGGCAAGTGCCCCATTTGGAATCTCAACAACTTCAGGAGATTTCTTCTCATCAAACTGGTGCATGTTGTAACAGATCCATTCACCATCACGGAAGATGTAAGAGTATTCTTCACCATCAGAGAGAAACTCTTTCACATTATTATCAAGACGAGGAGGACAATCCTCACCACGTTGTGAATAGTATTGAGGACCATATTCGTCGTCTTTGTAAGAACCATAAGAAGTCCAACGTTCATCAGTCCAGATAGATGAACAATCACCACCATCAATCAGTTCAGAAACTTTCTCTTTTGTGCTGTAATGTGTGTTCAAAATGCGACCAGTCCACTCAGGAAAACCATCCCAGTGCTGATATATGCTGAGAATACTATTGTCTTTGAGTTGAATGCCAATTCGTGAACGAGTGCCCATAATCAAAAAACGTGGTTACAATACAGTGGAACTTTGGAGGTTACTAACTTTAATTGAAACGACCTTGAGTCATGTTAGCGTATGCAAACTGAGGACGATCAACAAGTTTAATTGTGTTACCATCTTCAGAAGTCATTACGAAACCTTCACCTACAATCTTTTCACCATTGAGATAACAATCTGGAGAATCGTAAATGATGAAAGTTTCCATCAAATCATACTTCATCTCCAACACAAACATGTAAAGATTTGCCAACATTGGAGAACCAACAATGTCAATTAAGGTCTCTTCATCAAGTTCCTGACCAGAACGAATGATGGCGTTGATTGACATCTTTGCCTGTTTTGCTTCCTTCTCACTTAAGAAGTCAATCATGTCGGTGTTAATCTTTGGAGCTCGACTATTACCAAAAACTCTATCAACAACTGGTTGAACGAATTTACAAGAATCAGTGCTGATAAGTTCACCTTCTATAGGATAAGCTTCCATTGTAGGAAAGTCATCACCAAGATAGTAAGTGTGAGGAGCGATGATAATATCCTCAGACACAACTTCAGGGAAATTGTATGTCAAAGTGTTTGGAGTGTAAGTATCACTACCACCGAAACCAATAAAATCACCCTGAAAGACACCAATTGTTACAGGAAGATGTTTGTAACATGCAACCAGAACTTCAATCAAACTACCATGAGTTTTCTCATCATAAAGTGTGTAAATGTCTTCAATACTGTAACAACGCTTTATCTTTTTCTTGTTAAATGCACTCTTGGTTGCAACAAAGAACTTGTCATTGTTAGGATCAATTCCCCACACAATTGCAGGAGCTCCATCAACCTTCACAGAAACATTTCCACGACCATAAAGAACATTAATGGCGGTCATATCACCCGTGAGGATGGTGTCTTCAGGATGTTCGATGTGAGTGAGTGGCATATTTGAAATCAGTGGTTACAGTACAGGGGAACTTTAGAGGTTACTAACTTTAATCAGAACACATTTGTCCAGGAGTGATGTTGTTTTTGTGTGATCCTACCTGATTCTAACATGTTGTCACAGACATTTACAAAAATCTTGAACTTTTCTTCTCTTGTGAATTTGTGTGATTTAGAAACTTCACGAGCAACTTTGATAATTTGTGATTTGTTTTGAATCATGAATCAACCAAAAAGAAGACCAAAAAGACCACGACCAGATTCACGTTGAAGGAAACAATTATATGCTGTTCCTCCAGTGATGTTTTCTGCGATGTTTTTTGCCTCTTGAGTACAATCAGCTTCAACAATTACATCCCGAGAACCTGCACCATGTCCAGGAATGTCATCAACGTTTACTTTGTAACGAGCCATGATAAAAAAGAAGTGGTTACACTATAGAAGAACTTTAGAGGTTACTAACTTTTATTCTTTCGTTTTCTCTCCTTCTCGATGAAGTTTATTGCAGATTGTTTGTTTCTACACACCTTCATGCTTTTACAGTCGTTGTAAATGACCATAAGTTTTTTGTCATTCCCAACAATAGGAATTGCTGCATACTTTCCATTGTCAACAACAAACCCAATCACTCCTGGATTAGGGTCAAGAATGTGAGAATTATTGAAGGTCATTATATCTTTTTACGTATGCTTGTTGGGCTTCTTCAATAGTATCATATATTCCCAAATATTCAATTTTGCCTTTATGTGTGATACGAGAGTAATATTTACCTGACTTTGCTTTGGTTGACACACCTCTGACACCTAATTCGTTATTCTTTCTTGTTCTAGTATTGTAGTTATTCTGTGTTTGGTCAACTGCTCGTAAGTTTTCTATTCTGTTATTACTTTTGTTTCTATCAATATGGTCTATTTGTTGTTCCTGTTCTAAGTCACCATAATGATACTGATACACCAATCTGTGCTT